TTAAGATTCGTTAGTGCTGACAACACCATTTGAGTTTAAAAACACCCTTTTTACACTTTTTGGCTGAATGATATATTTTGGTCTTCTGGCTTCCGTTAAGCGGTTTTTTGCTACACGTGTGACGTTATACTGATTGCTTTGATTGCCTCCAACCACATGATAACACACAGCATCTTCACCAACATACATTCCTACATGTCCGCCACCAGTTCTGGTAAACACCAAAATATCACCAAACATTGGAACCGGTGCCTTTACCCCAAACTGCAGGAAGGATTTCGCTCTCAGGCGGTCAAATCCTGAAAATAGCAGCGTTTTGTAAGTTAAGATGCAGATTGCACACATTGCAACGGCGCACCATGCTGTATCATCGTTTTTGTAGATGTCACGAACGCCCGCAATTTCTGCAAGTTTCATTATTTCAGGGTTTGATTTAGGACCGGGGATTTCGTAGGTATTTAATTTACCTATTCTCACCGCTTCTTTAATCATTAAAGGCGCGTCCGGAACATCTCCAAGCCACGCGTAATCGTTAGAAATTCTCATATTATGGTTTTAGTTTTAGTTTTATAAAATATTTCCCAAGTTCCCAAACCGCTATCAGTATGATTCCAAACCAAATGAAGGCTGAAAGCGGTGAAGATTTCGTCTTCAGATCTAATTGAGTGTTTTTAGTTGCTAATTCTTTCGTGAGCTTCAAGTTTACGTTATTTGATTTTTCGTAATTTTTAGCAATAGAATCTTTTTGTTTTTTTAAATCTGTTATTTCTATTTTAAGATCTGAAATGTCATTTTCAAGTTTGGTTTCATTGCCATATTTAAGTTCCGTATTGTCATTAACAGGAATCTCAGTAGTATTGCCGGTTGCGTCCGTCAGTTTTACAAATCGAGTTGCTCCAGGATCTGCACATTTGCCATTATTTTGCAGATTAAAATTCTGTGAGTTAGTAAAAAAAATTTATTTGCTGTTGAATGCGATTTTAAAGCTGCAGAATCTGACTTTGTGATAATTTCTACACCTTTATCCTTTTCGTTAGATTTAACCGTCAAATTCAGTTTATCATCTGTTTTAAGAAATTTTTTTTCTTTGGTTTTATTTTTAAAAATACTGCAGGACAATATTGCCGTGAGCATAATGAATAATAGTAGTTTTTTCATGTTATTTTAGTTTTAAATATTTCAATATTCCATTACTTTTTGTGCGTGGATCAATCCAATTTCCCACTTCCTGGTTAATGGAATTTTCACAATGGTTTTTATCTAATCTGTTTAAAAGCCTTACTAAACTTTCACCGTAGAACCACCTTGAAAGTAAACCCTTTCCCTTGGTTGTAAGTTTTTTATCGGCTTCACATTTTCCCAAAAGAGATGATAAAGTTTCCTGGCAATACCAATCATAATTTTTTAAATAATCCCAGTCTTGCTGAAAAATATAAGTGCGCCATAATGTTCTAAATTCCATTTTTGCCCAGATGTCTATGCTTTTGGCTGTGGAAAGAAAATAGCCATTTGACGTTCCATTTTGTTTTTTTACAGTTCTAAAATTTACCAATGTGAGAATTGGTATTAAAAGCCAGGCCACAAAAAATAAAAGTAAATTCATATTAATTTTCTTGTATTATAAACCATTCGTTGGGCTGCAGTTCATAATTAGTAACAAATACTCCCGTCCCGCCGTTTTCGTCCTGTACTTCATCAAGTTCAGTCTGAGTAACGTAGAGTAGCGCACCACATAGAAGGTCATAAAAATCATCTGAAAATTCCTCTGTAACTTCTATCGGGTTGTTTAGATATTTAAACAACGCATTTATTTTTTCTTTTGGGTATGGGATTTCACGCATAGTACCTATAGGGATTTTAACTATACTGCCATCTGTGTTGGTTGTAACTGCGTAATCAGACACCTCAATCACATAACTTTTATTATTGGGAATAAAAATTAATCTGCCAATTTCTATTTGAACAATCTCATAATAGGAACTTCTGCCTTTGCCTATTTTGCCCTTTTTTGTACTTCGTATCATAATGTTAAATTCTATTAATGGTTATCGTGAAACCTAAACTTTGTAGGTATGTCACAGCGGCATCTGACGCGGATGTTCTATTTCCTTTTAAATTAATTAATTTGCCGCCAATAGCAGATGTTATAGTGTTTGCCATATCGTTTAATAAAGTATTATTTTCAGCGTTCGTTAAAGCAATTGGTAAAAGCAAAGTGTCAAAGGCGCTTGCCCAAGTTTTCCCACCGCTATAAGAAATTGCAGATCCAGAAGTCGCAAATTTCAAACTCAAAAAGGTTAAAGAAGTAGGCATTTTTGCTAAATTTCCAAGTAGTTTTTTTGCACCGACTGAGTTATTACCTTGTATGTTTAATATTCTTAGTTTTGAAGTTGACGAAATTCCGCTCATATTAAAATTGACAGTTCCTGCAATCTGAAAATCATATCCATAGATTACTTCAACAGAATCGGGCATATCTAATACATTTCCATTAATTGTAGGAAAGTTGGCACCATACGAATAGTTTTCTATACGAAAAGAATACAAATTAGGAAACTGCTTTAAAAAGATAGAAACGTCAGCAATATTAAATAAATTGGTATTGGCGGCGGTTCTTGGGTAGGTAAAACTAATAGAATACACATCTTTGAGACCTTTTAAAAATTTAATGCTGATATTTCCTGTAAAAACACCAGAATAAGAAAAATTCATAGCGCCGCTACTAGTAATTGTATAATCGAAATACTTAGGGTTTGTAAATCCAAAAGGAGTGCTACCATCTCCTTTATCAATTACAGAATCTCCATTTCTTGTGGAAATCTGCATATTCATAGATGATGTGTTTGTAATAGGAATTAAAGCAATTTTTTTTTCTTTAATCCTTCCATATATAGTTCTTATCATAACCCATCAATTTCAAAATAATTACTTCCATCACGCCTTGATAATAAGAATATCGCCTTGCCAGTAAATGCAGTAGGAGTACTTCCAAACCACGCCATTGGACTCGTAATTGCTGGAGTTACAGTTACGCCTTCATCTACCTTACCGTTGCAAGTAAAGTCAGAAGTTAATCCAGTCGGTACAGTCAAAATTCCAGTACTTGTAAAAATCACTATACAACCTTTCCAATCTTCTAAAACAGTCGCTGGAAGTGGTACAAAGAATTGTTTGTTTCTTTGAAAGTTACTTTTAGCAACTATGGAATTATTCCCTGTAACCAAGAAATCAGATGTATTATTTGGTGCGGTGGGTTTATCAAGTTTCAATGCAGACAAAACGCTGTCCTGCATTGCACGGTTTACTATCTCCGTATTAATTTGATATAATAAATTACTTTCCGACGCTTCGCGATTCTCAATCTCCTGCGCCATTTGGTCAAGCCTTTCAGTTTCTTCGTTGTCTAAATTGACCTTAAGATCATTAAGCCTATCATCTATAGATTTGAATAGATCGGAATAATCTTCAATATGCTGAGAACCTACGTTTACAATGATTCTTCTGATAGGTACAGCACCTTCTGGAAGTTCCGGCTCTACAGCCTCTTCCGCTTCAATTCCTTCCGCTAAAAAAAACAAAGCCGGTTCCGGCAAGGCGTACAAAACTAAAATCTTGATATAATTAACTACGGCTGTATAATTAAACACATTTGGAAATTCGCGTTCATAAATTTTCCCTTTAACCCTTACCTTATTACTTCCGGAAATATGTACCGCCAAATTCACGGAATCCGTAGTGCTTGTAATATCGCCAATCGCAATAATTTCAGAAGTCTGAATTGAAAAAGGCAATTGGTTTTCCGGGACCACGCCGTTCACGAGATCAGCCTTTTTTTGCAATGCTTCTAAAAGCCCTGTAATACCTGAAATAGCAATCCCCTCCCATTTATGATAAAAGGAATCCAGCCACGCCCAAAATTGCTCCTGTGGTGGTTTTTTTTTGTTGCTGAACCATTCCTTGATCGTGTTTATATTTACTATTGGCATTTTTTATTATTCAAATCCTACGAAAATGATGAAATCTACTATTGTTGATGGTTGGATATTGCTGTGAGATTGATCATTCCCAAAGGAAATTTTCACATGGCGATGCCCAAATGCAGAAGTACTGCCAGCAATCGTTGCTGAAGAATTATCAGTATAGGTAGTTATTCCGGTTGGTGTATCAGAATTTCCGGCAATAGTTTGAAAAGTACCTTCTGTTTTCGGTAATTGGTTTTGTGTTAAAGTCACCTGCGCCGTTCCGATTTGCGTTCCCAACGCAGCACCAAAATTTGTGTCACCGGTTTTTCTACCGACTGGCACGGTTCCCTGGAATGGAATATGAATTTCCCAACCTTCTGGAATTTCTTCTGCAGGTTTTCCCCAAACCGCAACTAAACCAATCGGTACTGCTTTTTCTAACTGGATCAAACGATCTTCCAAGGCAAATAAAGTTAACGGACGTCTGAAATCTTCCCAGGGATAAGATACCGTTGCATCACCAAATGTGGCGTAACGTGTATAGATCACGGCTTTAATATCACCGCTTTCAAAACCGCGCGCGTCCGGAACTTCTACAATCACTACGTTATCTGTAATAGTTGTTCCTAAAAATGGAAGCAGTTCGCCGTAAATTGAAACAAAACCGTTGGTCACCGTTCCGCCGCTGGCATTGTTACAACCATCAATAATTGCGAGTTCGCCTGCAAGATTACCGAATGTATTAAAATTTTTATAGGCTTGCTGTGCGGCGTCTAAAATCTGCGTAGATAGCGGAAAACCGCCCGCCTGGTTGTAATCTATTTTATCCATTATTCTGTTGTTATTTTGTATCTTTTGCTTGCTAATCTGTAGAAATCTATCAAGGATTTCATTTCATAAATGCTATATTGAAGTCCAACCGGCACCACAACAATAAAATCGACACCTGTGTCTTCATAATCGCTGTCATCGTACAAATACATCGTGCCTAAAAATTTTGTTTTTTGTTCGGCATCGGTGTAGATATATTGTCTTTTAAAAGAATTTCCATTGTCAATCCGGATGCGTCTTAATTCATTATCAAACCGGTCATTGAGAGCGCCTCTTAAATAGCATTTTTGCGAGTTATGCGCCAGGTTGTAGATATTTTGTTTCCGGTACTGCAACCACCAATAGTGGACGTCACCAACCGGCGAAACCAAAAGCTCAATCCACGCTTTCATCACATCCGATCTTAAAAAAGTCGGAAGCAATAAAATTGAAAGCCGTTTCCAGTTGACGTTAAACCACATAATTAATTTGCTATATATTCAATATTGTTAAAATTCTCAATTTGGAAATAGCCGGAAACCGGTATTTTTTTTACGGCAATGTTTTCAAAAGTGGCGTAAGTAATTCCAGCGGAATCAATCCAAGATGACGCGGCATTTATCAAATGTGGAATTTTTACACCTTCGGTTTTTTGAAGTTTATCGATTAAAGATGCAAGGATCAATTCACCGTTAAAAGGAAGTTCCCGCATAAATTCCTTAAGCGCAATTTCAACCGGTTTTTTACCACCATTTGCGCCGGTTATCGCAACACCGCTAGAACTTAAAACCAAAGGATCGTAATAAATTTTAAGCGTTAATCTTAAAATATCTGGCAGATAATTGATGATTGTAACCACTACGCCAGCGTCACGCGCTTCATCAATATAAGCATCAAAACTTTCTTTTTCGGCCTCTGAAATTGGTGCGAGATCACCATTGCTGTCTTCTGTTGCAATTTTTATGATCAATCTGCTTTCGTTAACCGCTTCGGTTACTGCAGAATATTTTATAATTTTTGAAGCCGCAATTTGTTCGTCAGTATAACCTTCATTAATGAAAACATCAGTGTCATCGTACAAATCAAAGCCATACTGAAAAGCCAGCGCCTTATTTCGGTACCAAGTTAAAGAATGAGGTTTTTGCTGCAGGATAATGTCTGAAACTTCGGCTTTGTGATTATCGAAAAGCAGTTCAAAAACATAAAAAACGCGGGCAAAAAAATCAATTAAAATGTTTTCAAAGGAAACTGTGGAAAATTGTTCGTCAAAAGATCTGGCTTGATCTAAACCGTACCATTGCACTAAATTTTCATTGATCATAAATAGGTCAGTGATGCTTTTTTTTATTTCTGAAATTTGTCGTGCCATTATTGAACTATAAAATTTTTATTAATGATCCAATAAGAAATACCTTCAAGGTTTTCTTCCGGATCTTCTATATTTTCCAAGTCTGCTGTTGCAGGTTGCTTTTTGCTAAATTGGGTTACAGTGTCAATATCTCTGATTCCTGTTCCGGCGATTTCTTCACCAATTGCCACCACTTCTGTAATACTTTTGTTATTTAAAATGGCCATTGCCAAAATATCTTCAAAACTTCCGGTCAACTGGCAAACCATATCGATGAAACTTTGTCCCTGCTGTACTTTATTCGTATTCTGCATCGATAGAAAAATTTTGAAGGTTATATAATTCCAAATGATTAACGTTTAGGCCATCCAGTGCAAATTGTTGTTTTATAGCATGTCTGTACTTTAAAAGATCTTCATCTAATAGTGATGAACGCAATCCAACACCCAGTAAAAGATTGGACTTAAAATCGCCCGGTTCTGCAATAAGGATAGAAGCCATATTTTGCTCTAAAGTTTCGCCGATCACCAAACCGCTGATTATTCTTCCATACTGATCCTTGACAATATTAATTTTCAGATCGTAATTTTTACCATCTAAACTGTCCTTATACTGTATGCCAGTTGCTTTACTTTTCATTCTAATTTTCCTTCAAAAGTTCCGGTTACAGCTCCATTTGGTGCTATTAATCCACTTATATACTGTATTGATGCTTCTTTTAACCAAACTTCCAAAACATCAATTATACGTTCTGAAAATTCTTCTATGGAAGTTTCTTCACGCGTCATCATTTCTTCTAAAATTGTCACAAGCGCAGTTTTTGCTGCTGCTTTTTTTGTGGCTAAACTCATTTTAAAATTGTTTTAAAATCGGTTTCAAATTTTTCTATCTTTAAAATGGAATCCGGTAAAGGAATACCACTTGGTCCAACTGGTGTGAAGACTTTTAATGTTTTTAGAAGATCTACCAATTGCTGAAATAAATCAGTAAAACTGGTTTCATCGTTTTCAACTTTTATTTTCCCTTCAGTACTATCAATTTCTACATTTAATCCATTTTCATTAAAAATGATCTTTTCCGCCACATCACATTTTATCATTGTTAAATTCCCTATGGTTCCGTCCGCGCTAAGCATTAAAACGCGCGAATTAATTTTTGGAATTATCAAAAAATTATTTTCGCCATCTGCTGTTGCCTTCAATCTTATATCTGAAATTTCAAAACCATCAGCTAATTTTACGCTGCAGGTATCACCTTCAATTTTTGTCACTATTCCATCAATCGGTAAATTTGGATTGGCCGCCACAATTCCCCGGATATTTTCTTTCAGTTGTGCAATCTTATCTTTCATTTACTCAGTTTTATTGCCGGTGTTACAGTGCGTTTTCCGCCACTTTCACTAAAATTAGTAACTACACTTTCAGTGTAATATCTTCCGTCTTTATACAGATAATCATCATCGTATATCCCGATCGTGAAACTTGGTTCGACGTATGGAATTAGCCAGGCATCAAAAGTGCCTTCATATCCTGGCGCCATTCTATTTTTATATTCCGTGTCTGCAATTATTTTAACTGCATTTGATGATAGCCGTCCCACTTTTTTAGTGATTTTTTCACCACCGGTCTGGCCAACTGTTTTACTGATTGTTTTGCCGTCTAATCCAACACTTTCAACTGTTACCTCTACTTTTCGGAACTCAGCAGATTTATATTCCAAAGAACTCGTTTCTATGTTATGCTGAAAACTGTAATCAGCTTCACCCGATTTTCTTAAATAAGCGGGATGGATGTGCAATGCTTTATTTTTCATATCAAAATAAATATCTGCACCTGTTTCTTCCTGCAGTTTTGCCAAAACATCAAAACCAGTAGCCTGGTAAATTGTGAATTTGTCATAAACTAAATCGTAATCTGTAACTACTTTATAGCCTGGATTAATATTTTGAACAACATACTGCGCAATTTGCTTCACCGTGGCAGGCTTAAATTCTTTATTCGGAATTCCTTTCCGGAAGAGAAATAAGCCATCTTCACACGAAATTTTTAAAGAACTATCTTCTGTAATTATTTCTTTTACGAAACCCTCAAATTCTAAACTTAAATCACTGTCATAACCCAATCTTATTTTAACTTCATCACCCGATTTTATAAAATCCTGAACGCGCAAAACTTTATTCATATCGGCTTCAGGTAAAATAATTGTCGCAAAATCTGCGAGGTTTTTTACAGATTTTTCTATCTGGCATTCTGCTAAAATTCCCAGGTTATAAATGCCTTCTTTATTTCTAAAGCTGATGTCCCAGTTTAATTGATACATAATTTATCTCTCAGGTTGTCCGCCAATAGGTATTCCAACGTCTAAAATTCCCTTTTTTCGTTTATAGATCAGATTATATGGGAAATCTGACAAAGCCTTTATTTCGTATGCCTGAACGTTTTCACCCTTTGTGAAAGGAAACGAAACCGATTCAATCACGATTTTATTAATATTTAAAATTTGCAATGGCTCACAAAGAACCTCAATTGCTTCTGCAGTTAAAAGGTAATCTCTCAAACGTTCCATTTCGTAGCGTGGATAGGTTTGTGAGGATTTCCCAAGCATTTTATCACCATAAAAAGCACCAGTAATAGTGATTTGGTAATCATCTGTTGACCATCTTTCCTTTATGGATCCAATTAGATTTTTTCCTGCTTTTGCAATATTTCTCTTTACAATAATGTTTGCACCTTCAATATTTAACATCGGTTCCCAAGGCAATAAATACCAATTTTCATCCTTTGAACTTCTGAATGAAAATGGGAAAAACTGATTATCTTCTGAGATCGTCTGATCATTTCGCCACAACTGATCCTCATTATTTTGAACCTCATAACTTGGATAATGAACATTTACAGGTTGATTAAGAATCGGTAAAAATCTCACAGGTGGTAAAACATGTTTTGAGATCTCATTTTGCACCGCTGCAAATCTTGGGATCTGTTCAACAACTTTACTTCCCAATAGTGAAGCGATCAGTGCGTTTTCGTTTGTTAACTTCATGATCCTGCTGTTACTGCTGATGCGGTTGCACGTAAAATTTCATCTAAAATCTCAGATCCAACTTTATCAATTGCAGATCCTTTGGATCCCGCATAATTTTGAATACCGATCAGATCTTTAAAATTTAATGTCACGTAATTATGTTTTGTACCGCCCGTTGCAATACTTTCAGTCGTTTTTTTACCTTTTGCTTTAGTTTCTGCAGCATTCCCACCGCCACCGGAACCTGCACCATCGGAACCTGGAATTCCAACCGGCGTAGCAATTCCACTATTCACATTGGTTGCATCTTTAGTTTTTCCATGCGCTTTTGTGTAAGCATCAGAAGCCGCTGTTCCTGCAGCCATTGCACCTTTCCATCCGTTTCCAACCTGCGATATTGCTTTACCTGTAGAACCAATTCCGCTTAAATCAAACATTGCTTTTTTTCCGGTGTCCCACGCTTTTTGCCAATCTCCTTTAAAAAATGAAACTAAGGCAGAACCAATTCCGGTTATACCTGATAACATTTCGGTAAATCTGTTGATCACATAATCTTTAATTACTTTGCCAAATAGTTTTAATGCTTCCCAACCTTTGAAAATGACTTTTCTGAAGCCCTCAAATTTGTTCCAGCAAACCATGACAATTGCAACCAACGCGGCAATACCTGCCACTATCCATAATCCAGGGAAAGCCATCATTGACTCATTCCAAAGCCATTGAGCACCGGTAACAATATTAGTCCATAAAGTGGCCATTTTTTGGGTATTGGTAATAAACATGAAACCTTTACCTATTACATCAAAAAGAGGTGAAAGATTGGCCATATCCTTTGCCGCATCAGCAACTACAGAAGCGTAACCCATCCAGCCATTTGTAGCATTGAATAGTGAGATTTTAAAGTCATCCAATTGCGCTTTAAGCCTAGCATTTTTTTCTGCAGGACCTTCCATTACAATTGCCGCCTGCTCGTATGCGCTATTTGTTCCTTTTACTGCAGTTGTCAAACGGTCCATTTCACCAGTTTGCCCAATTAATGCCATGGCGGCATTTGCATTTTCTTTTCCGAACATGGCGGACATCAAAGCAGAATCTTTTAATAATGGCTTTAACAGACTTAATCTTTGTGATAAAGTTTTCCCAGGATTATTCAAATCACTGATATTTATGCCTAGTTTTTTAAACTCTGTCTGTACAGTTTTAGGTAAAAATCTACCTTGTCCCAAGGTTGCCAATACATTTCTTAAAGCAACGCCACCCTCAGCACCTTTTTTTCCGGATTTATCTAAAATCTGAATTGCAGAATTTGTTTCCTCAAATGATACATTTGCGCTTTTTGCTGCCATTCCGGCATTTTCTAAAGCAGATTTTATTTGTGGGAATTCTGCAGATCCTTCTTTTGCTGATGCTGCCATCACGTTCATCATGGCCGCCATTATTTGGGATGCTTTTGTAGGATCCTGCAAAGAAATACCGTACTGATTCATTGCGGTAGTTAAAACCTCGGTTGCTGCGTTGGTATCTCCGCCCATCAATTTTGAGGTATAATTAACAGTGTCGCCCATGCTTTTTAAAGCCGTTGGTACTTTTGCGATTTCCGGCGAAAGTTGGCTTAATATCAGTTTGTAAGATTCTACACCCTGCGCTGCAGAACCTCCAAATGTTTTAGCTGCGGTCCGGGCATAACCTTCAATTTCTTTTAATTTATCACCTGCAACACCGGTAATGGCTTGCAGATCATGCATAGATGTTGAAAGTGACATGCCCGGCGCATTAAGACTACTAATTCCATCAGACACACGGCTAATCTGTTCAATAATTGCGTTTAGTCTAATTGCCCCTAACTTCTTATTAATCTGCGAAACCATTGAAGTAGTTGATTTCTGAATATTATTGACAGATGCAAGGACTTTATTTTGTCCCTGCATTTGCACAATTATATTATAAAGTAAATCGTTAGTCATTATTGGCCGTTTTCAATCTTTCTTAGGTGTTTTAGTTCGGCAACTCTTGCTGCCCATTCTTCGTCACTTAACAGGCTTGGATCTGGTATATGGAAGTAATAAATTAGTTGAGCATTTTGAACGCGAAACCAATCCGTTTTGGGATCCACTTCCGCCTGTTCTATAGCTTTACCAGTTCCGCTTCTTTAATTTGGATCAGTTCGGGTAATTTGGCAGATGCAGAAAGAAATAAACCGTCATCAGTTTTAATTTCTTCATCACCGCCTAACCAACAATCTTTTAAAATGATCTCATTAAAAGCCATATTATCTTTTTGACCGGCCATTGCGGCGTAACTCAAAGTTTTTCGGTTTGGTTTTTTTAGATAGGCTTTTTTATCTTCAATTTTGATCATGAATATGTCACCGTGTTCTGCCTTCCAGGCGTCGATTTGTTTTTGTGTAATTTCTTTTGACATTGTTGTGATTTTGTTAAAAAAGGCAACCGAAATTGCCTTTTTGATTTTTATATTTGATTTTTAATATCGAGTGCGATGAAAGGCAAAGTAATTTCTTGGAATTTATCGCCTTGCTTAAATTCTTTTGCAGCCTCTGTAAATCGCAAAGATTCTATTCTGTCGGTTGTCATTGCATCACCCTTAGAAGGATCACCATAACATCCCAATCCATCAAGACAAGCTCCTAAGACAGAACCATTACATGCTTTGACTAATGCTTCATATTCTGATTGTAGCATTACAATTTCACCCTCATATCCAATATTTCCTGATTGAATTGATACTGGCTTTCTGCCTTTTGCGTAGATTGCTTCTCTCTCTATTTTTTCAGAGTATTTTAAACCTCTAAATCTGGTGATGTCTCTTCCGCCTAAAATCAGCGTTAAATCCGCCCATTCGTATTCTCTATCGTTAATAAGTGCCATAGTTTATTTTAGTTATTTAGTTCAAAACCCAGTAAAACATCAATCCAACGGTTGTAGCCAAATGGTCGGATCTTCACGGCGACTTCCATTTTAGAATTTGTCACAATATTCTGTGTTGGATCTACAAAACATTTTACACCGGTGTCATTTGGATTTTCAGGATCACGGCTTAAAACACCACCCATATTGGTTGCTATTTTTCGTTCTACAGCACTTTCAACAGTTTTCGCATAAGTAGCGATCAAGGTTCCGTCTGCGTTGGTAGGAACTTCATCTAAAAGGAAATCTAAAAGAGAATCGTAAGAAAATCTGAAAGCCTCATTGATGGTTCTACGATGTGTTAAATAATGATAATCATCATCTTTTGCACATGCTAAAGGATCATCCATTACGAAATAACCGGCGCGTCCCTGGTGCGATGTGAAAGTGATAAAACCTTTGTCATACAATGCTTCCGTATCGTAATTTTCGACAACCGCGTCACCTATAAATAGTTGAGAGGCTTTTAACGCACCGTTATTTACTTTTCCTGCATTTACAACCGCTGGATATTTCGCCAATCTTCCTGCAATTACACCTATTGCGGCACCCTTACTGGAAGTAACACCGGAAGTGGTTTCCGTATCGCCAATAACGATTCCTACAGAATTGTAATTGACTGTGTCCAGATCCGTTAATGCTACCTTTTCACCTGAGAAAGAATAACCTTCCAAAATGGTAAAAAACGGCGCGTATTTTTTAGCGGTGTAATTTTCAAAAAGTGTTTGCGCTTTTCCTGCAGCGATTAAAACGTCGGCGTCCATTCCGGCGGTAATTACAGGTGCAACACTGGAATCATTCACGGTAAATAAACCGCGGATCTTTCCTTTTGCTGAATTCAGTAAATTTTCTACTGGTGCTAAACCATCAACTGGCGTAAACCAATCTGAAACTATTAAGGTTTTAGCCATTCCATAAATCCACACTTCTGAACCGTCCCCGGCTTCGCTGTAAAATTCTGAAAGGGCCTTAAATAATCTGTGATTATCGATTGTATCAGTTATTTTCAGATCTGCGACGTCCTTCATAGATTTCAACTGATAAGCAGTCCCTAATTGGAAACCGTCAACAACTGATACTGCAGAAGCCACAAAACCAAAACAACCGGTTTCTAATGGCGTAACCGCGCCGATCACGCCATTATTAAATCCTATTTTGATATTTGGTTTCATCAGTTACTAGTTTTGAAGTTCTGTAATACGTGCTGTTAAAGATTCAACAACAGATTTTCTTGGTTTAGGCAACAGGTTTTCTGTGTCCAAGTGTTTAGTTGCTGTGTCCAAATCCATTTCAGTAACTAAAGCGATTATTTCCGCTGCTGTTAGTTTTTCCTCAGTTTCTTCTGGTCTCAAAACTGTTTTGATCGCTGCATCTTTCAATGCAAAAGTTCTAACATGGTTTTTGGCCAGATCTTCTTTGTAGAATTTTTCACCGTCAGAAGTTTCAAAATATTCTGATAAGTCAGGGTGTGCTTTAAAAGTATTGTCCATTATTAATTAATTTTTCCGTTTAATTGTTTATATTTTTTTAACTCTTCAATGAGAGCACGGTTTTCGTCTGCTAACTGATTAAATTTTATTTCCATAGAATTAAGATCCTTGATGGCCTGCCTGTACAATCCGTTCATTGTATTGGCTTCATCAGTTGCAGCTTTCCATCTAATTGCTATATCTTCAAGTTGTTCGCGGTAAAACTTCACGGCTTTTTCAACGTTATCGAGTTCACCGCCTTGTACGTCTGCGAGGTTTTTCCGTCTGGCCGCAAACCAAGTAAACAATGATGTGAAGACACCTACACAAGCCGTTAGTATTACCTCAAAATTCACAACACATGAATTATATGATTGCGCCGATCATTTCATTTTTCGCTGGCATTGCGATGAAATAATGACGGTAATTTAAAAGGTTAGTTTGTGTAGTTGGAGCGTCTGACGCTTTGGAAAAATACTGTTTAGTCATTCCGGTTTTCTTCGCCACATTATCTTTGTGAAAAGCGACGGAAGCAACCAAATCAGTTCCGGGAACGCCAATCGCTCCAAATGCATTTTTAACCCCTGTAGCTGAATACTTTGGATTTGCTACATTAGAAAAGATCTCAAATCCTGCGATTTTAGGTGCCACCGTACCAGTATTGATATTAGCCAAAAGGTTTCCGAAACGGTTTCTGTCTAATAACAAAATATTTTCGTGATCTGTAGATAACACTAATCTTCTACCTTCTACAGGTGCTTCCATGTCATCATATCTACCTTTTAAAGCAACCATTGCTTCAAAGAGAATGTTTGCTTTTTCGCTTCCGGTTTCATCACCAGTGAAGACCATTTTGATAACTGGTGTTTTCGCATCATCACCGGCAGGAGCCTGTGCGTGAATTGCTTTTTTATACTTTAAAGAATTGATCTGTACACGGTGTCCTCTCGTTGCGGAATCAATCCTGGCATAAGATGCACCGATGATTTGATCATCAGTTAATGATGTGGCCAAAGTCTGGTACTTATCCAGTTTTATGATCACTTCAGTATCTGTGAAATCCTGTACAGCAATGGGATAAGTGGTGTTATTTAACAACACTTCTGGCTGAAAAGTTTCGATTGGTAAGTGAATTAAATTCGCTTCACTGGCGGATCCATCGCCCATAACTGTGACTTCTACGTCAAGTTCAGGAATTCCATCCAACCAAGGCGCCACATCCTGTGTGGTCAATAGTTGAATTACGCGTGAACTCCATACTTCTGGAAAATTTGCTGGCATTATTTTGTGGTTTTTATGGTTATTAGTTGTTTTCTGAAAAACCAACCTCCTTCACAAAAAAGAAGGTTGGAAAAATTTAAAAAGAGTAAAAAATGTTATTTGAAAAGAGCTTGGTATAAATCCGGATTTCCGTTTTTAAATTCTAATTGAGCGGACAAATCCAGTTTTTGGAAATCATCCAGGTTTTTAACATCAGTAAGTGCAGGCGCGTTCACTCTTGCCGCTAAATTCACTTTTGCGGGAGCATCCGTCACAGTTGTTTTGTAAAGACTTGGGAATTCTGCGTGAAGCTTAATGTAATCAGCTTCTTTCGTGGCATCAATTTTACCGGCGGCGATGTCCGCTTTTACAGTATCTGCAGATAGTTTGGCTTTTTTATCTTTTTCAAGATCTTCAAAACCTTTGATTTTCAGATTTGATGCATCTAATTCTGATTTTAGATTAATGATTTTCTCATTTACAAGATTCTCATCATGTTCTAAAGTGTTACCCGGCAAACCAAGTGCGGCAACTGCGGATAAATTGAGTGTAATTTTTTTCATGGAGTTATTTAAATTAAAATTTGAAATGTCTGAAGCGGTCAAAAGAATTTGTGAAATTTCACTTTCCTGCAATTCTTTTATGCTATCATCTGTTGCAGCATAAAGTTTTACAGCGTTTGCATTGTTTGGAATAGGAACTATAGAAGCTTCAAGAACTTCCGACTTTACGAGGTCGTAAACATCATCCGGCGCGATTTGAAAATTATTCATCGAAAAAGGATTAAGACCTAAGCTACAGCCGCGTAAAAATCCGCGCTCTACTTTTCCTGCTATAAATTTTCCATTATCGTCTTCAATGTCAAAAACTGCATCAGCGGTTAATAAATGTCCTTCAATCTGTATATTTTCCCAACGACCAATTACCGCCCAATTACCTTCCATGTGATAATCTAATATAACCGGATTAGCACGGAAACGCGTCAAATCCAACCCAAGGTTTAAAACCCGGAATCCGAACTGGTTAACTTTTGTTTCATCGTTAAGTATAAATTTATGTTTTGACATCTGTTTTGCCGATTTAAAGCACAAACATCAGCAGGAATTTTCACAGAATAAAATAGTTGTGCAGAACTTGAACAACTGTGTAAAGAACCTGTACAACTATGTTCAGAAACTAAACACTTTTTTTTTATGAGCCTCACATTATGGCAATTTTGCTATAAACTAACAGCATGTGCCTTAAAAAAACGGAGCAAAAAGAGTATGCAAAATTTCTCTTTACAGAGAAAAATTCCACTCAAAAAGAAATTGCAGAAAAAGTCGGTGTCACAGAAAAAACATTGATCAAATGGATTGGTGAAAATGATGGTGAATGGAAAAAATTAAAGAAATCTTTAATGACCACTAAATCTGCCCAGATAAATAACCTGTATGAAATTTTAGAGCGGACAAATGATGAGATAAAAAATAGACCGGTTGTTTATGATATTCCGGCGCATTATTTAAAGCCAATCAAAGTAAAGAATGCTGATGGTTCCGAATCAGTTGAGTTTATAAAATATGACAAAGAAGATTTCCCTATTAAGATTGGAAATTTTGCAAACACCAAAGATTCCGCTACAATCCAAGGTATAACCAGTTCTATAAATAAATTAGAAGGTGAAACCAGTATCGGTGATTCTGTAAATGTAGGAATGGAATTCTGTGAATATGTAAGTGATATTGATTTTCCATTTGCCCAAAAAATTGCTGAGTATTTTGACATGTTCATCCGCCAACAACTTCAATAATGGCGAAAAAGACAACGGATAAAAAGCACCTGGAAAACTGGGAATCCTTTCGCACCAACATTGCGAAAAGTACACCTGTGGATCTGCACGAAAGCCAAATCGCAAAGCGAAAAAGAATTGAGGCTTTAGAGGCGGATCCTGAAAAATGGTTTGCTTATTATTTTCCTTCTTATTACACCGCGAAGCCTGCACCTTTTCATATTGCAGCAACAAAACGCATTATCAATAATCCGGAATGGTTGGAAGTTCGTTCCTGGTCCCGTGAACTGGCAAAATCTGCCAGAACTATGATGGAAGCGCTGTATTTATCATTTACCAAAAAAAAGAAAGTTTGGTTAATGATCTCAAATACAGAAGACAATGCGAAACGTCTGCTATTACCGTATAAAAATATTCTGGAATCTAACAACCGGATCATCAATGATTATGGCGTGCAGCGTCAGGTTGGTAAATGGGAAGATCACGAATTCACTACAAAATTTGGCTTTTCATTTCGCGCTTTGGGTGCAGGACAGTCACCGCGTGGAACACGGAATGATGCAGCACGTCCGGACGGAATTATTATCGATGATTTTGATACAGACGAAAAATGCCGAAATAAAGACCGCGTAAAAGCAGACACCGACTGGATTCAGGAGGCTGTAATTCCAACGCGGTCGGTTTCAGTCCCGTTACTGGTAATGGTGAACGGAAACATTATCCACAAATATTGCACGATTACGATTTTAGGTGCTTTAGCAGATTTCTGGGATATTATTAATCTCACGGATAAAAAAGGAAATCCAACCTGGTTAAAAAATACCAAGGCGATGATCTATGCAATGTTTTACAATTCCAAAGGTCAGCGGAAAGTTTCTAAAAAAGCACAGCAAAAAGAATATTACAATAATCCGGTTGCAGAAGGTGACACTTTCACAATCTTTAATTATGGGAAATGTCCGCCAATTAAAAAATGTGAAAAAATTGTAGTCTATGTAGACCCTTCACCATCAAATAATAAAGACAAAAACAGTTCCTCAAAATCTGTGATCATTATCGGTTTATACCAGGGACGGTATTTTATTTATAAAGTCTGGTTGGCAAAAGCCACAAATTCAGAAATGGTAAACTGGATTGGACAGGCTTACAATTACCTGGATAAAAATGGAATCGATGCAAAAAAAATGTTCATCGAAAATAATAGTCTTCAGGATCCACATTTTCAACAGGTAGTAAAACCACTTTTAGAAAAGTACAGAAAAGAACACGGAATAAAACTTCCACTTCGTGAAGATAAACGTAAAAAAGCGGACAAATTCGAGAGATTGGAAAACATGGCTGATGATAACAACGACGGAAATATCATTTTCAATGAAGAGGAAAAAGAAAATCCGCACATGGTAGAAATGGAAGATCAGTGGCTTGGAGTTTCTAAAGATTCTAAAGAAATGGATGGACCTGATGCCGTGGAAGGGGGTAAAATGATGATTGATACAAGAGTTGTGAAAGAAGATTTAGGCTATGCAACCGGACAGATCGAAAGTCGCAGATATTAATAAAAAATACAAACTATGTTTTTAAGCAAGAAAGATTTAGGTAGCACAATCTACAATTATCAAATTGATCAGATCACAGAAGGAAATGATGACATCACAGCACAGGCAATGGCAGCCGCTGAGGAGGAATTAAGAAGTTATATCACAGCACCGGAATGGAGCGACGGACGTACAAAATATGACGTCGAATTAATTTTGACCGACACCGGAACAAACCGAAATGCCTTATTAGTTCGCATGGCTGTGACGCTCGCAAAATTCTACATTATAGAGTTATGTAATGCGGATATTATCTACGAAACCGCAAAAGAAAGATATGACCGGGCAATCACCTGGTTAAAGCAATTTGCACGCGGTGATATAAAATTAAGCACACTTCCGGAAACAGCAGACACAGATGCATCGACAGGAACTGATCCATTTATTTATGGAAGCCGTGAAAAATTTAACCACGAATAATTATGAAAAAAATATTCTTTACCGTCAAAAAATAAACTATGTCCAGATTAACCAATAAAGCAAAAAACAACAGATCACAGTTAGCCGCCAAAACACCGGCTAAATCTGCAACGTCAAGTGTAGGATCTAAACTTTACCCTCAATTAGTAGAAAAAACCGTAACGCAGACCCGTCAGGATATTGCAAAAATGGTCACTGCGAGAAATGGTTTTAACAATGCAGACAGTCCCACAGTTTATCTACTTTATAATTTAATTGATACTATTCTTGATGATGCACTGATCAGTTCACAATTGGAAAATAGAATTCAAGATTCACTTGGAGCTTCTTTTAATTTACGGAAAAAAGGAGGCGATATTGATGAGGAATTGACGGATAGTTTACAAAATTCTGAACTTTTTAATGATCTGATCACACAGATAATTAATTCAAGATTTTACGGTCATTCTTTAGTTGAAATTGATTGGAAACAGGACGGATTGAACGAACCACAATTAAAAGTAGATCTGATTCCGCGCCAAAATGTTTTAGCGAAAAAAGGAGTGATGCTTTTTGATTATAACGAAGATAAAGGCGTTAATTTTCGCGAACTTCCGGAATATGGAACATGGATTTTAGAGTTTGGAAAACCCGGCGAAAAAGGACTTTTAAATAAAGCCATTCCACACGCTTTATTCAAAAAGTTTGCTCAATCATGCTATTCTGAATTATGTGAAATCTATGGCATTCCGCCGCGTGTTTACAAAACGGATGCACAGGATCCAGCCGCGGTTGCACGTGGAAAAAAAATGATGCAGGATATGGGTTCCGCCGCGTGGTTCATCATTGATACCACAGAAGAATTTGAGTGGGCAAAAGGTGTAAATACCAACGGTGATGTTTATAACAATTTAATGAGTTTTTGTGATAATCAAAACACTTTGCTAATTTCCGGTGCAGTTGTAGGACAGGACACCAAAAACGGCAGTAACGGCAAAGAAGTCACGTCACAAAAATTACTTTCAAAATTGGTTTTGGCAGATATGGCAATGGTAGAAATGTACATGAATTCTAAGGTTATGCCTGCATTAGCCAGAATTGGAATTGTACCACCAGATTACGTTTTCAGCTTTGAAATTTCAGAAGATCTTCAGACACTTTGGGACCGAACCGCGAAAGCATTAGATTATTTTGAAGTAGATCCTGAATGGGTAAAAGAAAAATTTGGAATTGAAGTAACCGGTGTAAAACAAAACACTTCACCAGTTCCTGGAACAAAATTAAATGCTGCAGATTATTTTTTCGTCTAGGGGCTGATGGAAAAACACCAGTCAGCCCGAAACTGTATTTCGGCGGACTGCATTTGCGGTTAAATTCTCTTTATGAATGCGACTGTGAAAACTGCAGATCTGAAAAAATAAATCTTTCCGCATCATCCAAACAACCGGAATTTAAAGGAGTTTTAAAAGCCGCTGAAAACGCATTTAAACATCTTCACGAAAAAGGAAGTTATAGCCCGGAAGATCTTAACGATAAACCATATAAAAAACTAATTTCAGAAACTAATAAGATTTTAAGTTCTGCGATCACAGACAATGAAATCCCACCGGAAATGCTGGCAAAACTACAAAATGATACCTTCATTTTTTCCGGTTTAAAAACGCATGCTCAACTTCTGGAAGCGTCCACTTTTTTAATGGAAGATGGCAAAATTCGTGGTTTTGATGCTTTTGCAAATGATTTCAACAAAATAAATAAAAATTATAATCAGAATTATCTGGAAGCGGAATATCAATTTGCCGTTTCTAGTTCTCAAAGTGCAGGAAATTGGGCGGCAATAGATCCGGAAGGAAGATATAACCTGCAATATAGAACTGCCAATGATGACCGGGTGCGTGCAGATCATGCCGCGCTGCAAAATATTACACTTGACATTAACGATTCTTTTTGGCTGTCTTATTATCCGCCAAATGGATGGCGCTGCAGATGTTTAGCAGTTGAAGTTTTAAAGACAAAATACGAACTTTCTGATTCCATAAAAGCCAATGAAGCCGGTGACCGTGCTACAACAAAATTAGGACCCGACGGAAAAAATAGATCCGCAATTTTTAGATTTAATCCTGGTGCTGAACAAAAAGTTTTTCCGCCAAAACATCCGTACAATAAATTGAAGGGTGCAGATGATGTTAAAAACATTATTGAAGGCAAACCTTTGGCAAACGTTAAAGATCTAAGCAGCCACTTTGAAAATTTTGCATCTGAAAATCCAGAATTTTTTGCGCGAGGATTTAAAGAAATTAAAATTACCCGGGCGAAAAGTGTTAACGGTTTTACTGATATGAATGGAATGATTGCTTTAAAACCTGAAATATCAGAACTTTCAATTTTAGGAATCAATAATATTAAAGCCGGAAAAGAAACCACGTTTGAGCAGGAACGCGCACTTTCAACACTTCATCACGAATTATGGCATAATGCAAATAAACCGGGCAATTTGTTTTCCACAAAAGACCAGACCAAAACAATGGAACTGGCAAATGAATTTGTGGCCAGGAAAACACTTCCGGAATTCATGAAAAAATTAGGTGGCAAATTAGAAAATACCGAACTCACGAATTCCCGCGATAACACCGGTTATAACAAAATGGTTGTAAACTATGACCTCTTAATAAAATGGTCAGAAGCGGACCCTAAAAAGGTCTTAAAATCTGTAAAAACGACTTTAGTAGAAGATAAATATAGTGAGCAGATGAAAGGATTAGTTTCTGCAGTAACAGAAAATAGCAAATATGATATTAAAGGCAAAAATGTAGAGGCTTTAATAAATTATGCCAAAAAATATGATAATGAAACTTTTGCTGAATTACTGAAGGCAAATGAGAAATTACGACTGGATCGAAAGTAATTCTTTTTTGTAAAGTTCTGCAATTTTTTCCTGCAGTTCTTTAATTTGGTAATATTCTGCATACGAAAAAAGTCCTAAAATTCTAATCTGTTCGTCTGAAAGGTCTTCATCCGGACTAATTAAAAGAGCAGGTTTATCTGCCAAAACTTCGGCTATGTCATACATAGAGACTTTTTGCAGATCCAAATCTTGATATGTGGAACTATTTTCCATTTAACAAATGTACGAATTTTATTAAATTGACAATGAATTTACAACAATTTCATCAAAACATCATAAAAGATGTAAAAACTGAGCTCAAAGATGAGTTTGACAGAAACTTTGAGCGAAAGGCGTTTTTTGACCAAGCGTGGCCAAAAACATCACTCATAAATCGGAAAGGATCCATGATGGCGCGCACCAACAATTTGCGCCGCGGTTATGATGCAAAAATTATTGGTGAAAAAATCGCTTTTACCAATTCAATGCCTTATGCTTCGATTCACAATGAAGGTGGTGAAATCACAGTAACAGCAAAAATGAAGCGTTATTTTTGGGCGATGTATTATCAGGCAACCGGCGGTATTTCTTACAGCATCAAAACAAAAGCCGCCGCCAAAACTAAAAAAAATGTAGCATTAAGTTTAGAAGCGCAACAATTTAAAGCGCTGGCTTTAATGCCGATCGGCAAAAAAATTAAAATTCCTTCCAGGCGTGTGATCGGTAAACATCCGCGCGTTACTGAGGTGATCTCAGGCGTTGTTAACAACCATCTGAAAGATCTAAATGATATTATTCTAAATCAATTAAAACAAAAATAATGGACGAAATTATAGATGCTATACAAAATGAATTAGCTACAAAAGTAAATGACTTAAAACACGTAGACGAAAATTGGGGTCAATTGGATCTCTTTGGGAATGAATGTCCGGTTCAATGGCCGTGTGCTTTAATTATGATAAGTTCAGGAGCTTTCAGTAATTTAGGAACTGACGTTATGGCTAAACCAATAAACAGACAAGAAGCCGCGATGGCTTTTGAAATAACTTTTGCAGATCTAAAACTCACAAACAGTAGTTTTAATGCACCGATACTTCAAAAGCAAAAATCAAGAAGTATTTGGAAAATTATTAAAAAATCACATGAAAATTTACAGGGATTCAGTCCAATATTGGGAAGTGGTAAAATGATCAGAACAGCTTTAAGTTCTGTGCGTCGTGATGACGGCGTGCAGGAAATACGCGTTATTTATTCTTTTGGTCTTCACAATTGTTAGTTTCCATTTCCGCTAAAAGCCTGTCAATTGGTGTGGAAAGAATAGTATTTAATGTGCCGCGAGAAATGGGATATTTAGGATAAATGTAGTTTTTCAAAACCTTCGTGTCCGGAATATCATCTGTCTTGTTTACGACATAAATGTCCCGGATCAGTCTATAACGCAATAAAGTATTTCTCTGTAAAAGTTTGGCCATAGTGATTAGTAATCACAAATATATGGAAGTATATTCCATTCTGCCAAATTATTGCTGGGATAAATAAAAATAATTACTTACGTAAGTTTCTGTTTTATCGCCATTTATAGCGATCTGTTCATCTAATTTTTCTTTGTAGATCCGGCCAACAAAATTATTTTTGGAATCATAAAAATTGTAGGAAGTTGGATCTTTGTAAACCGTTAAAAAATTGGCATTTTTATCTGCAGCTGCATTGGCTTCCTGCAGACCGATTAAAAACTGATCAAACACCATTTCAGTATTATAGTCTTTTTTGGTTTTTGCATCAGCAATGATAAACTTACAGCGGTCAATATTGCCGTTTAAATCTTCATTTTCAACCTTTAGTTTCTGATTATACAGTTCAACAAGGTTATTGTAAGAAATCGCTTTATAAAGCGTTTTTTGCTGTCCGAAAACAAGTCCTGAGATCAGCAGGAAAATAAGTAATAGTTTTCTCATTTATTCGTTTGTTAGAGTTACCATTACGTAAACAGTTGCTTCTATTGTTCTCATCCAAGCAACGCCCGCGACTGTAAGAGTGTCAAGATCAATCTGATTATCGGTAAGGAATAAAGATTCTTGAACTTCTTCATTAATAAAGTCGGGGAAAAATATTTGATCTCCAATGGAAGGGACAAAAGGCATTGGTATACCATCAGTAGAATAATTCAATTGTGGAACTTGGAAAATAACATCTATCATTTTTTTATTTTTATCAAATGTAACAGAAAATAGTTCATTTAAGTAGTAACAGTTTTGTAAAATTTGGTTTAGAGCAATTATTTATTTAATTCGTCATAAATATCATCATTCAATTTCTGTAATAGAATAAAATTATATATAAAATATAAAATACAAAAAAACATAATTAAACTTACAAAAACTGAAATATCAAAGTTTAAACTAATGTTTTTAAATTGTATTTCTTTAATATTATTTTTACTTTCTCGAAAAAAGTTATCAACTAAAAATAAAACTGTTGTTATCACGAAATACTTTATGTACGAATTTCTAAGCTTTAAAAGATTATTTCTGAAAAATACAATAATATTCTTATTTCTTACCCCTTGTAAATTAAATGTAACAATAACGCCAAGTCCAATCGAAAACATGATGCCCACGACCGTATATACTGTATTAATAAAAACCGCACTAATATTGACGTTTATTGTGATCGCAATTGCGAACACAATAATTAGCAAAAAAATATCTCTATATTTTTTAATCATTTTGTAACTCTATCAAAAACTTTTCCATTTCTTGGTATAGGTTTTCTTCCGAAATTTTACCATTTTCTATAGTTTCAACATTTACCTGCTTAATGTTAAATATATCTTCTCCTTTAATAGGTGCTCCATTTTCTGGATAAACAACAAGACTATCAAAATCCGATATTGGTTTCATTGTAGCTCCCAAAATTCTCTGATAATCATCTCTTTTCATTTTTCTTGGTTTAGAAAATTTTATTAATAGTTCGGCAGAAATCATATTTTCATCAAAAGCTTCATGTAGCGTGCTTGTATCTTTAAATAAACTTTCAACTAACTGTTGTGGAATATTTTTAACTCTTCTCAAAAAATTTGTTTCTTCCTGATGCTCCTCTCCCGAATATGGATTTATTACCGTGTCGGCTATTTTAATTTTTTTAATTTCATATCCTTTCAAGTCTTTTTCTGCACTTATCATTGGTGTAAGTTCATATAATTTGGCTCCACGTACATTTCTCAACAACCAATTTAAGTAGGTCTGCAAACGTTTGATATTAGTTGTGAGGTTTAATGTTGTCACTAAATAGTTATTATTAAATGCTAGATAAAAATGACTTTTATATATATTGTTTGTATTTACATTTAATTTCTCCAAATCTTTTATAAGTATTTTCTCGTGTTCAAAAACTTCATCTGGCAAATTAACAGAATTATCACTTGGTGCAATTCTCATCATAGAACCATTAATTTGCCTCTCTTGAATTATATTAAACTCACACATTAAATCTTCTTCTCCGTTTTCGTCTGTAGAATTAAGTGGCATTCTTCTATCTTGGGCTATACTATTCTGCATCACTGAAATAAAGTCGTCAACTATAACCGGCTCAGAATCGGTAATACTATTACATGTGATTTTAAATGCTCTTAATTTGTAAAGTTTTGACATATAATTTTTTTTTCAAATATAATAAAAAAACCGCTCACTAAATTAGTGGCGGTTTTGTTGTATTTGTTTTTTCAAATTCTTTCAAGGCAACTTTGTCCCAAGTATTTTTTAATGCAGGTAGATCATATCCTTTCACGGCGCATTTGGTGGTAACTTCAAAAAAATCTACACCACCCATAAATGCCGCTTCCTGATCCTGATAAATAAACGGTAATAAAGTAAAGCCTTTCATTTTCAGGGCTTCAAATATTTCTTCTTTGGTGTATTCGTGGCCATTAATTATCATTCTCTAAATATTTTATCATCACAACAACCTGTTGTCCACTCGTTTTAAAATCAATTTCCAAGATTTTAAAACCATCCTCGTTCTCGCTGATCCAAGTATTTACACAATCTTCGATAGCGGTAATATTTAAGCCGCTAAATAATTTTATTCTCATTATTTCCAGTATTTTTTGTTTAAATAAGTCGCGGGATAAGGAAAAGCCGTCCCGTCGTTTTTTAGTTTTATTAGTTCTGCGATGTAAAGGATCGCTTCCATTTTATCCGCTTCTGAAAGTTTGTTGTAGGCCTTTTCAGTAATTTCCTTTAAACCCACTTTTCTTGGGTATCGCTTGTGAAATGCTGCAAAACTGATGTCTGATATTTCAGAGAAGATCCACGCGCTTTCTTTTTTCTGGTACTTTATGGCTTCCAGCATTTCAGTGGTTCCTGTGGGTACTTTTGCGAGTATCTTTTTCACCTGTTCCGGCGTCCAGTCGCCGTCCACTTCCATAATTCTTAAAACCTCGTTTAAATCAAATTGAAACGTGATTTTAAGACCGGTAATTTGATGTTTTGCAATAAATTTTCTCATTGTAATTTTTGGTGTAACTCGTTTTTGAAAATCTCTATTTTATTTTTCTCATAAATTCCAGAAAATTGATTGTTTTCTGTTGCGAGATCATAAAGCAAAGCCGCCAAATGATATTTTAAAGTGACCTGCAGTTTTTTACCGTTCGGGTTTAATTGGTAGGAAAAACACCTTTGCGTAAGCAGCGTAAAAAGTTCTATTCTCATGCTTTTAGCGCTTTTTCTGCCGATATTATTGGCAATGATTTGGCATTGCTCATTTGAGATTTTGTGCAGCAGAAACAGCGTTTCAGGATCTATCTTTATTGAGATTTTCATTGATAATTTTTCTTTTTTTTCGTTTTGGGTTAAAGTTTTCCTGCTGCACATCCTGCCGGAACTGCCGCACCAGGCGGCGCACTTGCATACCGACAGAACGCCCATTTTGGTAGTAGTTCTTATACAGTGCCTTTATATGCAGTATGAAAACTTCGTCGGTCATCTACAGGTATATTAAAGCGAGTAAAACCGCTACAAATGTGATTGCAAACGCAGTGAAAATGTCATAAAACTTCCACCGAAGGCATTTGACCATAAAGACTGCAGCAACAATTAAAATGAGGCCCATTAGGACGTTATAAACGATTGTGTAGATTTCCATTTTTAAATTTTTAATGATTATTGAAGACCCGCTTCCCAATTATTTTCTATGGCCGAAATATATTCTGATTTCAATTTTTCCACATCAGTTCCGGGTTTTACTTTAAGTCTGATTTTATCATTTATGATCACTGTGATCAAAATTTCTTTTGCAGGATCTTCGACTGCAATTTCATTGATAATCGAAGCCGGGTTTTTCATTCGTTCCCATCTTTTGTAATTTGCTTTAGAATAAATTCCGCTTAATTTATTCTGATCCAAAATAAACTGCAGGTTTTCCGGTGAACGCTTTAATTTTAAAAGTCTGACTTGTTTTTGGACCTGCTTTTTAGTGAAAATCCTACCTTTTTTAGTAAGTTTTTCAGCAATTGCGACATTGCCCATAGTCTGGTAATTATCCAGGAGAAATTTCTTTTCTTCTGCAGACCATCTGCGCATTTCGCATTTATAGAATCCATTTGCGTAGCATTCGGTTCTAAAACTTGTATAGCATTTATCAAAAGAGAAATTCACCAATAAATGATCAAACATTTCTCTGGAAGTCAAAGAGTTAAATTTTGCCTTTATGAAAGTTAATTGTTCGGCTGTGAATTTCATTTTTATTCTGTCATAGATAAATATTCTTGAACCTGCTCTAAACTATCAGTAACCAATTCAAATATTTTATACATTAATTCCGGTTCTGCTGTTTGTTCAATTAAAACGATTGTCTGTTTGAATTGTCCCTGCATCCATCCTGCTTCAGTGTGGGCTGATCTACCACACGGCATTACCAAAACACATGCATTCGCCCATTTCATTGCATTGAAGTCACTGTTAAAACCTTCAACTGCTCTTGGATGATTTAAGGCGTCAAAATATTCTTGATTTGTCCAATTTTGCCAGTTCGGATCTATTTCCGACCACGAAAAACCTGTATAGGGTTCTGGATTTTTAAAATCATAGACTTCATGTCCATTTTCTCTTAAAAACTGTACAACTTGAGGTTGGCGTTCGTTTCTCCACGAACTTGCTACGTAAATTCTCATACTTTTGATTTAATTTTTTTGTTCCCAGGAGCAGAATCGAACCGCTCCAAAAAACCGTTTAGGATAATTATTTTTTTCTGAAATGTTGAAATAGACCGAGTAAACCGGCGATAAAAAGGAAACCAATCCCAATTGCAAAGGGTATCCAAACCGGCATTAAAACATAATACCAAGACCAGGCAATAAATTTTGTGAGTTTTAAAACGATAAAAACGATTGTAAGAAGTCCGAAAAATCCGATTCCGGAACTTGTGCTTGAAGTGTTTGACATAATTTTGATTTTTATTTGTAACTTTTTTTAATGATGATCTGCAGTGCAGAAATAATTTTTGATAATTGCGGCCGTTCCATTTCTTTCAACGGCATTTTAACAGGGCTTTTGTCTGATTTAAGCCAACCACCCAAACGGTGCAGATCTACAAACTGTGGTTTTTCTTCCTGCACCCATCCAAGTTGATGGCAAAGTGATAAGATTGTTTTGTGCTGCGTGTTATTGCGGTCAAAAAGCGCCCACGCTGAATGATCTATAATTTTACCTGTGTTAAAGAAATAGATCAGTTCATCGGCCTGTAAACGGTTTAATTCTTTGATGGAAGTAAGTTCCACGCCTGTCATTTCTGAAAGCGCTTCTAAACGTTCCTCCCTGCTTCTGAATTTTCCGCTGCAGATGGTTTGTAGTTGCTGAATTTGGCTCTTTGATATTGATGTTTTTGACGGAATCGCCGAACCTTCGGTTTGCGGTGCTGTGATTGTGCTCATTTCAAATTTTTTAAAGATGGTAACGACGCAGATGTCGTTACCAATAATGATTAATCTTCGTTTGGAAGTAAAAAAGTAAGGTCTATATCTTTCGGCAGATCTACACTGGTCATTGATAGCGGTAAACTTTGTTCTACGCCTGTTTTATCGGTGTAGTAAGCCTCAATAAACCATTTTGATAGTTTCGGTTTGTATTCTTCCTGAATGATTTCTACACCTTTCTGGAAGTCCGTTCCCGGATAATCTTTGTCTGCGATCTGGCGTAATTCCAAAACTTTTTTACTGTCAAGATCACCTTTGCCGTTTCGCTGTAAAAGTCTCATAAGGGAACCAAGCAACTTTTTAGAATTTTCATCTTTTCCCAAGGTTGATAAAAATTTATGAACCATTGCAATTCCGTAAGAAGCGTTTTCACCGTAGCCATCAGTTATCCTGTAACCTAATTTTATGCTTTCAGTCCCAACTGTGATGGTGTGGGTCTGTTGGTTGCTTTTCACGCCAATCGTGGCGATTTTCATTTTTAGGTAACTTTCAAAATGATTGAAAACCTGCGCTTTTGCTTTTTCCAAATTTTCTGATGCTTCACGAAGGATTGCCATAGATCCCGGCAATGTTTCCGCGGCCAATTCATCCAGGGCAATTAGATCTTTAGCTCGTTTGTCCTTTTCGTTTTTTACGCGTTCTTTTTCTTCCTGTACCAATTGCGCTCTTTGCGCCGGTGTTAAATCTGATAGTGAAATTGTTTCTGACATTGTTATTTTAATTAAAAAGTGAATTCAAAATCTTTTTTTAAAGCATTTTTCAGCTTCATTTTTTGCGGACCTTTTGGCGTTTCTGCAGTAACTATTTTACTGCGTCTGCCAAAATATCTGGATGGTTCTGCGGTTCGCCATCTGGCTTTTGAGGGTTTGTTTTTTGCATTTGGTTTATTTGGTTTTGTAGATGGTGCACCGGTCACAACACTTCCACCGGCAACAAATGCATTTGTAATTAACATTGACGCCATTGCGCCTATTACTCCCATTTTTTTCATTGTTATAAAGTTTGATTTATTTTTAAAATTTTCTTCCTGCTCTGGAACTAAAATGGCCTGAAATAAATAATGGATCATGAAACCAAGCGCGTAAAGGTGAAAATGGTCCAAGTATGTCTTTAATATTTAATATCAGATCATTTTCATTTTTTTTAATCGAATAATTATATTTACTGGAAGGAAATTTTTCGCTAATTTTTCGAATGATAATATCATTTATTTCATACTTAAAAGTGGCACTTATTTCTTGATCAACCACGATTTCTATTTTTTTAAAACATCCGATTTTGTTTAATTTTTTAAGGACTTTTTTAGTGTTCATAATTTTTAAATTGTATTATTTTTAATAATTAATTGTCTTCTTTTCTCTCTCAGTTCATGCAGTTCGTCATAAAGCTGATCGTACTCTAACTGCGTTGCTGCAGTTTCCATTTTCTGCTGAACTGTAATGATCATTTCATCCAGTTCATTTTCTGTGGGTGGAAACATTTCGTTATCCATTTTCCTGCATTTGTTCACGCTTCGTAACGAGTTCCAACTCATTTGTAAATGCTTCTTGCATTTCTGGAGTGCTGTCAATATGATTGACCAGTAATTGCGCCTGTCCTTCGACACTACAATTATGGCAGGTGATATAATTTTCACCATTTGCGGCTAAAAATATTGCTGCGATTTTTGCGTCACTCATTTTTTTAAGAAATTGTTTCATTTCTTCGATTAATTCTTCTTTCATAAGATTTTAATTGAGGTTAAATTGATATTTAGGTTTTGCTTTTGCCGGTACTTTTGTGATCAGTGAAGCCGGATAATAATTTTCCAATTCCATCGCGTACTCATGCAGAATTTTGTAATAGGTATTTTCTGCCTGAGTAATATTTTGTTTTAAATAACCGCCATACTCATTCATCATTCTTTTTTCTACCAGGATCTGCCATTGCTTTTGGTAATAGTTAAAAAGCATTTCATTGGCGATCAGATCGCGGTCTTTATGGTAGAATTTGAGCGCCATTGCTTCGCACCAGGTAACAAAAAATTGATGGATAAGGTTATCATAGCCCCAATCATTGTAAACCAGTGCGCGCATTATCAGCAGGCGGTTTGGGTTTCGTGGGTTGTCGTGTAATATTTCCATTTGTTGTGAATTTTTAAATTGTTTTAATTATTTTTTATATCAGATCCGTGAAGGATCATCGCTTTTGCTTCATCGATCAGGAACTGTCCGCCGGTGGTTCTGCCTCCAACTGTTGCAACTAATCCCTGCACTCTTACAATTCTGTCCGCTAATCGTTTGATCATCTTTGCTGTGGCTGTGTAAGGTTCGCCACGTTCTTCATGCGCCAGGAAAATGAAAAGTTTATCGGGGTTTTCTTTTAATAATTCCTGCAGTCCGCCGTTTTTTAGTTCATCTGAATAAAAAGTGACGTTATCAATGATCACCAGTTTCGGTGCGTATCTTTTTTTTAATGTGGCTTTCAGTTCTGCGAGTGGTACATAGCCGTAAGCCTTAAATTTTTTATTTTTTGGATCGAACTTCGCTCTCTTAATTACATCCTGAAATGTCAATCCTAAACCTTCCTCAGCTGAGATATAAAGCACCGCTTCCATTGTACTAAGAAATTGTGCAAGCAACATGGCAAACCACGTTTTACCCTGCTTTTCTTCGCCGTAAATAATCCAAACTTTTCCAGTCCGTTCAGGCTCTCCGAAAACTTGTAACCAAATGCCGGTAAGTTCCAGGATCTTCATTTTGCGGTTCAGAATATTGCTGACTGTGTAGGTCCTCATTTATGCTGAAATTTTGATCAAGGTTTCCAAATGGCGCAAAGTAGCTTCTTTACTAAGGCAGATTTTTACTAATTCATTCACAGGTTTTGATCCGGTATGGTTTGCCGTTGCAACCTGAGTTAAAAGTTCGTTGTAAAAAGCCTTTTTATCATCTACACCGTTTGGTGTCAACTGAATAAATTCATCTGAAAAGCGGCTGAATATCTCAGCAAAACCAACTTTTTTATTATTAATGCCTTTTTGGATCTTACTTCTTAAGCCGTCCGCACCCATCATTAACCAACCGCAGGTACCGTCTGCCGAATTCCACAATTCTTTTAACTCTAAAAATCCGGTATATTCCAAGTCACCAACTTCATCCAGTACAAACACAGGACTGTCAAGCTGATTGATGTAATACTTTAAATTTTCCTTTACATCAACATATTTTCCTTTGTTGTCAATTCCCAAAGTTTTAGCAAAATATCTAATGAATAACTGTTTAGATTTAGCCTGTGAGCAGTCAATGTAAAAGGCGTTTTTCATTGACTTCACAATATTTTTAGCAGAAAAAGATTTCCCGATCCCGCAAGCATCAACTAAAACCATTGACCGGCTGAAATTTTGGCAGAAAACAATACTGCTTTCAATTTCCGTGTACACTTTTGTACGAACTACTTTCCAGTTGCTTTTCTTGGGGTTAATATCCAGTTCGCGACCGATCTGTAACCATTGTGAGGGTGAAATAAGACCTTCAATTTCGCCTTTGTTTAATCTGCTAAATACAGAACCGTTGATGCCATATATCTTTGCAAATTGCGCATCTGTACCGCCAAAATTGGGGCGGCGTTCTAAAAGGACCTGTTTTACTTGCTGCTTATATTCTAATGATAATTCCATTGTTGTTATTTTAATTTTTAAATTTCCTTTTGAATCCTACTGTAGACAAGTTCAAATTCATCTAATATTTGACTGATTTTAGGATTGTTATCTTTCATTTTTTTTAGTTCTGATTTTGGAACACTATCTAATTTTTGAAAAGCATTTCTCGTCTTATATTCAAAATTTTTACTTACTTCAAGTAGTTCTTGTAATAGAGTAATCACTTCTTTTTCTTGCATTTTTAAATTTTTAAATTGTTATTTCATAAAGGCATTTTGCCAACTTACTGAGGGAACTGATGCCATTTTTTCTTCATCATCTGTATCTATGGTTTCCACGGTTTCGGGATCCGTTGGTGTGAATTTATTTCGCTTCATTCCCGGAATAAAAAATCCGTTTTCCGGTGCCGGTTTTGGATGCTGGAATACATTGATTTTCATTAATGATTTTTCCTGACTTCTGATAAATCCGTCCACGGTTGCAACGTAACTGCTTTGTAATTCCCGTGCGGCTTCATCAGCATCGGTGCGCTCAATAACTGCTCTGTTATACCGTGGCATTTCCTGGACTTCACAAATAAATCTGCCTTGGTAATAAGCGAGTGCTTTAAGCACATTTCCTTCGTTATCATCCAGCCAAAAGATGTCGATTTCTTTTCCTTCTATGGCTTTCATTACGTTGATCAATTTTTCACCTAAGCAGATTTTGCCGTTTTGCGCAATGGCTCTGGCTTTTCCCTGCAGTTTTATATAACCGGTGTTGCAGGATGATTTTTGAGGGTAACCAAGATGTGGCAAAATTGCCTGCCAATTGGTTGGTTTTAATTCCGGGTGTTGCATTTCTAAAAAGTATTCCCACCGCGTTTTTGTGTTGTCACTCATGTGCTGGGAATTGTTTAACTCGAAAATATCTTCAATGGCACCTTCTACAATATTTTCAAAAGGGATCATTGGAACTTTAGAATTTCCGGATTGGTTTGATTCTGATTTGGCATGAGGTCTGGCTAACCATCCGGTGCGCTTTTTTTCAATGTTATATCTCAAAATTCCATTGTCACGTTCAATTCTTTTTCCACGTGCATTATTGGCTTCAATCCTAACATTCTGGAACATATAGCCTTCCTGTAAAAAAGTATTGACAAAACTGCTATTAAGTGAACTTTCCGCTTCCAAACCGTCAGGTAAATTAATGCCCCATTGTGTGTAATTTCTAATCAGTTGGCGGTAAAAATCAGTAATGATTCCATCCTTGGTTTTGCCGTAAACAAATGCAGTAATACACCCGGAAGCAACATCTAAACAGTTGTAGAACCACACACGATTTCCGTCTAAATCTTTGAAAGGTGGGTTTCTGTCATCAATTGAAATGAGAGATCCCGCAAATTTTGGACGTTCTAACTGGTGGAATGGTTTGTACTGTCCCATATATTTCTGACGGTCACCGGAACGTAGTTTGTGCGTGGCTGCTTTGTTTTCCCATTTCGCCAAATAAAGTGAAACGGTGCTTTCCGAAAGTTTTGGAAAATCTTTTGGATTGTAAACTTCGCCGGTTCCTTCATTGTAAACCTCAGAATAACCGTTTAAAAAGGCTTCGTAAGCGCGGTAAATTTCAGTTGCTGTAGGTTTGTGTGGTATATTGGCAAAAAGACTGTTTAAAATACATTCTGTGAGGTCATCCACTATTCTGGCATTTTGTTTTCTTTTACCTTCAACATCTTTTACAACGGATAGAAAATTAAATGGCCAATCCTGATCATTGTATTTAAACTCAGTTTCAAACTGGTTTAAAGCTTCTTTAAATCGGGTTGGATGCGTCGGTAAATTGTGAGAATAAGAAAACTTTTTAAGCAGAACCGGATTAAAGGAATTGCTTTCATCACAAAGGAAATTATTAAGACCTTTCAAAGTCATTCCCATTTTAATGCGTTCCGCCTGGTGCTTTGCGCGAAGTTTCAAAATACTGATCAAAACGCTTGCATTGGTAACGTAACGCTGTTGTTCATCTGGATTAAGATGTGATCCATCCGGGCGTGTAAATTTTGTATAGAAACTTACCGCAACAGAATCCGTTTTGTAGAAATACAAAAGGTTATGATCTAGTTTGCGTGGATCTCCAAGATCTTCCTGAATATGAGTTGGTAAAGTGTCAAAATCAATAATTAATTTTTTTCTTTTACCGCCACCTCGCTGCAGTGGCTTAACTCCAAAAGAATTGTTTTTATTTCTGCTTAATTCAACAGACAAACAAGCCTGATTTTTCCAGTAGTCAGGAATCAGTTCGTGAGGAAATACCGCCACAGAATTTGTATTATTCCAGAAATGCGGCATAATTAAACTGTTATTTCAGATGAAACATTTTTTGTACTAGTCCATTTTATAAGTCCCGACAAAATTTGATGATAAGTTCTGATTTCAATATTATTCCCGTATAAAGGGATAAAATTTGATTTTTTGAATGAATAAAAGAATCTCATACTGGTTTAATTTTATATTGTTCTAAAGCTTTCTTTGAAGGTCCACACAATTCATGATATTTTGCTCTGATCGTATCAGCGGTTAAACTATGTTTCTCTTTTCTGATACATTGTCGCACAAACTGTGTAGTGACTCCATACTCCTCAGAAACCGCAGTAAGTATTTCCGTATTGTAGGATTGTCTTTTTTTTGTAGGTTTGTCCATTGTCTTTTTTGTTTCAATTATGAAGCAAAGAAAGGAATATAATTCCATTTAAAAAAATAATAAAGGAAATATTTTCCTTTTATTTAAAAAATACCTGTGTCATGGAAATAGGACGTCGAATTCGAGAAGTGCGTGAAGCGCGCAATATTAGCCAGAAGGAACTGGCGGAAAAGATAAGTATGGATCCAAGCCAATATTCAAAAATTGAACGTGGTAAAGTAATGCCTACTTTGAATCAAACCATGGAAATATCATCTATTTTCAATATTTCTGTAGATTCTTTAATACATAACAAATTCTACAGCGAATCGTATGACGAAAAAGTAGATAATCCCGGTATAGTGGCTGAAAGTATATCTAGTTATGGAACTAAAAGCATACCTCTGTTGCCTTTAGATGCTTTTGCAGGTGCAGGAGGAAGCAATGTTGATGGTGTTGATTTTGCGCAGATCGAAGAGCGATACGATGTACCACTTTTCTACAATATTAAGGTTGATTTCATGATCAATGTCCGGGGATCATCCATGTACCCAAAATACAGTAGTGGTGATGTGGTCGCTTGTCGCATGGTAGATGATTTACTTTTTGTGCAGTGGAATAAAATATATGTTTTAGACACTATTAGTCAGGGCGTCATCATGAAAAGACTTAAAAAATCAAACATCAAAGAAAATGTCATTTGCAAATCAGACAATTCAGAATATGATGATTTCGAGGTTCCTATGTCGGATATACGCAATATTGCATTAGTTGTAGGCTCAGTTAGATTAGAGTAACACATCTTTTATTTATATAAAATAATTAATTAATGTCTAAAACATTGAAATATAATAATTTAACTATTATTTATTTAAAATTTTAATTGTAATTAAGGCGTATTTAAACTGCTTTTTATGCTGTTTTCGGTGTGATTTTAACAAATAGTATTGAATTAAGCCTAAAATTTTACTACACTTTGTTAATCCAAGTGTTAATCCAAGTGTTAATCCAATAGGAATTTACTTCCTTTTACTTTTTTGACAAATGAAAATAATAATCAAAATAAAAAGCAATATTTTTAAACGAAAAAAGTCCCAAAACAGGCGTTTCAGGACTTTATAGTGTCAAATATAGCCTCATATAAGCTGTTATTTTAAAAATGCTTTAATAACAGTTTAAACCGGCTTTAAAAATTGTAAGATAATGGTACAAAACGGTGATATATTTACATTTCGGTTTACCCTCTCTGATGATGTAAAAACGTCTGAAAGTACTATAAACATTGGCTTTTTTGGCTTTTTTGTTTATATTCTTTCTTTAACATTTAGTTTAGGGGGGCATAAATTTAAAGAATTTGAAAAAGGTAAATATGAAACTTACAGTTTCATAATAAGTATTATTATATATCTTCTAATATTTTCTAATGTAAAAAATTGTAAAGGATAA